TAGAAACATGTAAGCAAATGGCACAAAATATAGGTGTTGATTTCTACGTAGTAAAATCTAGTAGATGGAATAGTAAAGATGATCCTTTAATGCCTAGTAAAGAATGGAGATTATAATTGAAAACATTACAAGAAATACAAGAAAATTATTTAGCCATAGACTTCTTTATGTCAATGTCATGTAATAAAGATTGTCATTATTGTACATCTTATACTTTAGAGATGAGAAACTTGACGGTTGATATGGATTTCCTAAAACAAACATTACACTATTTAAGAAATTATAAGATACGTGTTTGTTTACTAGGTGGTGAACCTGGTCTAATAAAAAATTTAGATGATGTGATTGCTGAAGTTAAAAAGAATCCTAATCATGTATGTTCGGTATTATCAAACTCTTTTGTTCGTAAAAGATACCCACACATATTAAAGGATCCTGATATACTTTATGTTGAACATAACATACTAGATTTTTATGAAGACGGTATTAAAAAACTTGGTAGTTTAGATTTACTACCACCTTATGGTTTCATAAAAGAAAATGATTATAACAATTACAATCTATGTGTAAAGACACCTAACTTTTTTAAATATAAACATCTGTTTCCTGAAGAAATGAAACAGTTAGATCACAAGAATACAATGTGGAAATCATTTAATGGTAGAACACCTAACAAAGATGATATATTAGAAGTACATACTCAAGCAGCTGAAATAGATCGTAAGATGTGTGCAGCCTTTCCTATGGTACCTGTTATTGATTTTGAGAAAAGGCATATAGTACATTGTAGTAAAAAGTTTGCTAACAATTCTATTGTTTCAAAGAACTTTGAGATTACACAAGAAAATATAGACAAGATGATGAATTTTAGATTATTTAAATATGAGAATTATTGTAAAACATGTATGGAATGGGTTGAACCTCAAGGTCATTTTCCTATGAGAAAATATGCGAGGTTATTAAATGCATAAAATATTTGCAGTTGCATTAAATCTACACGACCACAATACATATGATGGTGTCTTTCATAATCAAAGAGAAAGATTTACTAGATTTAAACATAATCTACCTTATCATGCTGAGGCATATGACCATCAATCAGATATATTAAACCCTGGCGACTATAGATTAAATGATGAGTTTGTAAAAGAGTATTGGAAAAAAACAGATGATGTATTAGCATTTACATATACTTATGGTGGTATTAGAATGTGTAAAGATATGTTACCACAAGATGTATTTGATTATGAGCCAAAGAAACTATGGGATCATTATTATAAAAACGGCATTTATTTTATAGATCATCATCAATCACACGCCGCATATGCTTTTCTTAATTCAGGTTATGAAAAATCTGATATACTTGCGATTGATGGTATAGGTTCAAAATATAGATGTGTCTTCTTTGATAAAGATGAAAATTTAATTGATCTATCAGATAAGTTACCTATCGGTTGGTTATGGAATCATATGTCTAACTTAACAGGTTTTGGCACACTAGGTGCTAGTAAGTTAATGGGTAAAGTTGGGTATGGTAAATATAGTGAATACTATTACAATATATTTGAAACTATACTTGATGGTCCTATTACTGAAAAGAAACAAAAACATTTTCAACATATTAAGTTAGATAACATAGATGATCTAGCACATACACTACAAAAATTTACAATAGATAAAATAAAAGAGTTTGTCTATCCGTTAAAGAGTTGCGATAACTTATGTATTGCAGGTGGTGTTGCTTACAATGGTTATATGAATGAAGAATTTACAAAACATTATGAGAATGTATTTGTACCACCTGCTGTAGGTGATGAAGGTCAAGCAGTAGGTACGTATATGCATGCCGATTGTGTTATCAATAATAATATACATAAATCAGAAACATTTGCTGGTATAGAATACGAACATAATGTAGGTGAAGACGCTGACTATAAAAAAATTGCACAAGAAATTGCTGATGGTAAGATAGTCGGGTGGTTTCAAGGTAAATCTGAAAGTGGTAATCGTGCTTTAGGTAATAGATCAATACTTGCAGACCCACGTAATCCTGATATAAAAGATATTATCAATCATACAATAAAGATGAGAGAAGACTTTAGACCATTTGCACCTGCTGTATTAGAAGAACACTACAAAGAATACTTTGATACAAGATTACCTAGTCCTTATATGAGTAGAATATGTAAAGTTAAAACAGATAAGGTGCCTGGCATTACTCACGTTGATAATACAGCAAGAATACAAACGGTCAATAAACAATTTAATGAAAAGTTTTACAATATTATTAATGAATTTTATAAGATAACAGGCATACCAATGTTATTGAATACAAGTTTTAACTGTAGAGAACCTATAGTTGAGAGTCCTAAACAAGCGATAAATACTTTTAATAGAACGGCCTTAGATATATTAATAATTAATGATAAGGTGATATGTAAAACCTGAAATGGAGGAAATTTAAAATGAATATAGAAAAAGTAATAAATCAAGTAATCACTCCTGAAATGGATGAGATTATACAAAAACAAGAATTGATAGGTATGAGAATAAGTGGAGGTATTGACTCTGCATTTATGACCTATCTTATGATGAGTGCATACCCTAATAAGAAATTATTACCTGTTACAATGTTTAATAAGTTAAGACCTGCAGCTATGGACGCAGTATTAAATGTTGAAAGTAAATTAAGAGAACTATTACCTGATAGCACATTATTAGAAGCTGAAGTAGCATTTTTTGATACATCTAATTGGAAAAAAACTAAAGAGATGATAGAAGAATTTGAAAAGACAGGAAAAAAATATAATCCTAAAGATGTATTTCAACAAAAATGGTACGAAGATATATTTAAAAAATATCCTGAACTAAACGTATATATGTCTGGTGAAACTCTAAACCCACCTGTAGAAGAACAACCTAATATAATTACAGATAGCTTTAGTGGTTTTCCTAATGATAGAAACTTCAAAAGGAATCTTGTATCAAAAAGAGAAAAGAAAATGATTGACGGAAAACTTTTTTATTACGATACTCACAAATATGAAATAAGACCATTTCGTAATATGAATAAAAAAGAAGTTGCAGGTTTAGTAAAAGAACTTGGTTTAGACAAAACTTTATTTCCTGTAACTGAAACTTGCGAAACAGAAATCTTTGTGTATAAAAATATGACTAGAGATTTTAATTTGTCTTATACAAAACCTGGTGCAGAACCTTGTAAAAGATGTTGGCCTTGTAGAGAAAAATATTGGGCATATGGATACTATGACTTTAATAATACAGAAACGGTTCCTGAATATAAGTTATAATGATTGATCTACAACTCTTTAAAAACATAATCAAAGAAGGCAGACACAATACCGATTTGTTAGACTCGTATAGTCCTAATCAGTTTAAGACTAAACAAAAATTAGAAGATATGATACACAATCATGTTGATATTAATTCTAAATCTGATATAGTTATCTTTGGTTGTTGGTATGGTAGTATATTGATACCAATGTTTAAAGAAGCTAGAAGAATTACATTGATTGATACAGATGATGTAGTTATGAGAATATCAAAAAATAGATTGTTTAGTCATTACAAAAATGTAAATTTAGATTATGTTATTGATGATGTATTTAATTGGGCACCTACTGCTAAAAGAATAAAGTGGTGCGATTTAATTATTAATACTTCTTGTGAGCATATGCGACCAATGAAAGAATTAAATTTAAATACAAACGCTTATTTTGCTTACACCTCAAATAATATGTTTGATATAAAAGGTCATATTAATTGTGTAAATAATATAGAAGAATTTAAGAAACAACTACCTGATACAGCAAAAGTTTTAAGTGAAAATGAAGTTACAGATGAAAGAGGAAGTAGATACTTGATAGTAGGTAAATATGAAAAGAGTAATATATAGTTTTTACATTGATATACCAAAAGATGAACTTGATATATTTGATAAGAATATATTGATACCTAATAAATCTGTACCTATAAATTATGTCACAAAGGACGCCTTTAAAGAAAACTATACAAAGTTAGTAGCTTGTAAAAAATGGTATGCAAAACAATTGGGCGTAGATTTTAAAATGTTTGAGTATGATGTAGATTTTATCTTATACAAAGAAAATATGCAAAGAAAGTATCCATATATTACAGCATATAATGTAGTAAATTTTTATAAGATACATTTATTTTGCGAACTTGCTAAACAATATGATGAAGTGCTTTATTTAGATTTTGATGTAGTACCTATGCATGCTGAAAACTTCTTTGAGGCATGGGATTTATCAAAAGGTATTGGGATACAACACAATACACATAAAGTTATTCCTATGGATGATGTAACTGAAAGATCACAAACTATTCGTAGTCCGACAGCAAAGTATTATAATGCTCAAGCAATGTTATTAGATAGAGGTTTAAATCCTAAACATCATGTAGTAAATACAGGTATTATTGGTGCAAGTAAAGAACATATACAGAAACTAAAATATTTTGATAACTTTGATTCTGATATGACAGAAATGAGCAGACTAACTAAAGGCCATGATATATATCCTAAAAAGATTACAGACTTTTTTGGTTGGGATAATGAAACATTGTTTGCAGTTAAGATAGCAGAAAATGATGTACCAATACAATGGTTAAATCAAAAATGGCATTACTTCTTTTCTGATCAAGGTTTTGTACCTAAATCAGTTGTACTATGTCATGCTATCAATAAAAAATTTGATGTTGTTTGGAGAGCATACAATAATGCTTAAAATATGTACGGTATATTTTGAGGGTCTATATCACCCTAATGCAGTTTCAAAATTATACAGATCACTAAAAGAAAATAGTACTGTACCTTTTGAATTTATTTGTCTTGCAGATAGAGGTGTGGATGCTGATGTTGTTTTACCTTATAACTATCATAGTAACATTAAAAAACATTGGCATAAATTAAAGTTTTTTAGTAATCAATTTGCATATCAAAATCCTGGTGATGATATAATTATTATGGATATTGATCAACAGATTGTAGGTAATGTTGATGAGATATTAAACTATTCTGTAGAAGAAGGAGAGTTACTTACATATGATAGTTGGTGGAATGTTAAAACAAATAAATTTGCTGATAGAGTTATAATACCTATTAATGGTGGTTTTTATAAGTTTAAGTCAGGTAGTTTTAATTATATATGGGACGACTTCTCATTAAATCCAGAATACTGGCAATTACACTACTATAATAAAGGTGATGTTCATTACAAATATTACGGCGAACAAAACTATGTCTATTGGAAACTAGATGAACATAAAGCAAATATTAAGTATCTGCCAGGTGAGTGGGTTGTAAAATATACAAATGAAGATAGACAAAACGTAGAACTAAATAAAATGTATGCTAAAAAGTTTAATACAGATTATATGATACTAGGTGACTCACACGAAAATATAAAAATAATACACTATTTGGGACCAAGAAATGGAAAAGATATTTAAAGATAAAAAAATGGCAGCTGTTACAAACAGTATGCCTGGCAATGTAGATACTTCAGACTGGTTTAAAAGTTTATCTGAAACTGGTAAAGAAAGAAAACAAGACAAAAACTCTATTATGAATAGAGCAAAAGATAAAAGAAGTTGGTTCTGTGTTCATCCTTTTGCTGAAATGTTTATAGAACTAGATGGTTCTTATAAGGCATGTTGTCTTGCAGGTAAAAGCGATAAACATACTATAAACAATACACCTATAAAAACATGGATGGAAGATAGTGATTATCTAAAAAATTTAAGAAAAGAAATGTTAGATCCTGCAAAACATGGTACTAAAGCAATTAATGAACATTGTATAAGATGTGTTAAAGATGAAACAAGATATGGTAAATCTCGTAGAACACACCACATGTGGCGAGAGTCAAATAGTAAAGAACGTTGGGATAGAATTGAAAGAAACGTTAGAATGTATGAGCAGTCAGGTCAATGGACATTTGACGAAAGAATAATGCAAATACAATTGAAGTCTTTTGGTATTGAATGTAATTTAGATTGTCATATGTGTAACCATGATAGCTCATCTATGCGTATTGATATGATGGATAAACATGGTGTTTATAGTGAAAAAATGTTTGGCACAATGAAAAATACTAAACGTAAAATTAAACTTGTTGAAGATAATCTAAACAAGATAGATAGAAAATCAGTTGTAGATCAAATAAAAGAACTTGCACCTTATCTTAATAGTATAAAAATTATAGGTGGTGAGCCACTAATAATGAAAAAGTATTTTGATTTTTTAACTGAAATAGTTAAGACAGGTCACGCACCTTATATAACAGTTAAGTTTCAAACTAATCTTACAAAACTAGGCGAAGGCAAACATAAATTTATTGACTTTATACCACAGTTTAAACAAGTTTCATTTACTGCCTCTATTGATGGTATTAATGAAAACGCTGAGTATTTAAGAAGAAGATCAAACTGGAAAGAAATAGAAGAAAATATTGTTTTA